GGCGGCCCCACGGGGCCCACGGGTGAGGCATCAACTGTGACGGGCCCCACGGGCAGTGTCGGCAGCACGGGCCCCACGGGTGCGGCTTCCACGGTGCCGGGGCCCACGGGCCCAAGCGGCGGCCCCACGGGGCCCACGGGTGAGGCTGGCAGCGTCGGCAGCACGGGCCCCACGGGTGGGGTCGGCACATTTTCTGATGCTCAAGCAATCAACTCTCAAACGGCGAGCTACACGCTGGCTCTGTCGGATGCTGGCAAGTTGGTGACGATGGATGCCGCCACCGGCACGATCTCGGTCACGATCCCAGCGAATAGCTCGGTAGCGTTTCCGACTGGAACGCATGTCGACATTGCCCGATTGGGCAACGCGGCCGTCACTGTGGCGGGTGCCGCTGGCGTGACGGTCAACGCGACGCCAGGCAACAACCTGCGGGCACGGTATTCAAGCGGCACGGCGATCCTTTACGCGGGCGACACATGGCTCGTGGTTGGGGATTTGTCATGAGGGGCAAGGCCGGCTTAGTCTCCGCGAGGGTGTTTCCGAAGGTGGAACTCTTGCTGCACTTTGATGGCTCAAACGGCAGCACGACCTTCACGGATTCGAGCTCGAACGCTTTGGCCGTGACGGCCTTTAACGGGGCGGCTCTGTCTACGTCGCAAGCCAAGTTCGGCACGGCGTCGCTCGAACTGGATGGCGTCGACTCCTATGCCGAAGCAACCAGCCAGCAACTCGCGGTGGGGTTTTCTGATTTCACCATCGAATGCTGGTTTTACGCGCGCGACGTTGGAAGTAAGTCGCAGTGCATCTTTGAGTATGCAACCCTTCTCGTGGGGTTTGTAGACGAATCGGCTGGCTTAGGCGGCAACGTCATGTACGCAGGCGACAGCGGCGGGAACCCGTTGGCTTATGGAACAGTCGTCGAGGAGGACGTGTGGCATCACGTTGCCTTGACGCGACAGGCCGAGACGATGCGGCTCTTTTTCAATGGCGCTCTCGTTGGGAATGAATGGCAATCTGCCGAATTCTTATCGACCAACACGGACACTGGAAACGTGCTGCGGCTGGGCGATTTAAGTTGGAACGCGGGCCAAGTGACCCTTGATGGTTTTATTGACGAGTTCCGTATCGTAAAGCACGAAGCCGTGTGGGTTTCCAATTTCACACCGCCAACGTCAGCGTATTAGTGCCATGGCCATCCGACGCATTTCACAACTGCCGCTCGACAACGCCGTGACCGGACCGGACGTGGTGCCAATCGTCTCCGACGGTGCCACCAAGCGCGTCACGCTGACGACGCTGGCCCAGTTCTTTGCAGCGGCTGGGCCTACCGGCCCGACGGGAGTCGGCGTTACCGGGCCCGAAGGTGCCGCTGGAGCGTCTGTGACCGGTCCTACCGGCCCGCAGGGCGTGTCAGGCGACTCTGGTAGCGCCGGTGCCACCGGCCCGACAGGCCCAACGGGCGTCGGGGCGACCGGCCCTGCCGGCAGTTCTGGCAGCGAGGGGGGCACCGGCCCCACGGGCCCGGCCGGTGCTGCCGCTACCGGCCCCACCGGGCCTACTGGAGAGGCATCGAGCGTCACTGGCCCCGCTGGGGCCGCCGGCCCGGCGGGAGCCACCGGCCCCCAGGGCGACCCCGGCGTCGTCTCTTCCACGGCTCCGATCACCTACTCGTCACAAACGGTGGGGCTCAGCGTTGGCACGGGGCTCACCACTTCCGGCGGCTCGCTCGTGGTGAGCTACGGGTCGAGTGCCGGCACCGCGTGCGAGGGGAATGACGCTCGGCTGTCGGATGCCCGCACGCCGCTCTCTCATGAGCATAGCGCATCTGCGATTACCAGTGGCACCGTCGCTACCGCCCGCCTCGCCAGCGGCACCGCCAACAGCACCACCTATCTGCGCGGTGATCAGACGTGGGCGACCGTTTCCAGCGTTGACGCGAACACCATCTTTCATCCGTTTTTGTTGGGGGGCATGTAATGCCGCAGACGCACCGGGTTTTGGGACAGAGCAACCCATCAGCCACGACGGCCACCACGCTCTACACGGTGCCGTCATCGACGCAGGTGGTCTGCTCAACGCTGACGATTGCCAACATCGGGACGGCGGCCACGACCTACAGGGTGGCGGTGAGGCCAGCCGGGGCCACGCTCGCCAATCAGCACTACCTCGCTTATGACGTGGCAATCGCTGGAAACGACACGGTTTGCCTGACGCTCGGAATCTCGCTCGCCGCCACCGATGTGGTGACGGTCTACGCTGGCAACGCGAATCTCGCCTTTAGCCTCTTTGGGTGCGAGGTCACATGAGCCTCCGCAGGCAATACACAATGAGCGCTGCGGCCGGACGGTCGCTGAAAACTGCCCGTCAGCCTTGGGTCGGTTACGCGCCGACGGCTGTCACCACAAGCGTGTCGTCTCTAGTCAACGTCAGCGCCACATCGCCCAACACTAAGACGGCGTGGACGCAGCTATTTTCTGCGGCACAAAACACCAGCGACACAGGAATGATGCTGCTGTATACGCCGCTGACTATTTATGCAGGCAACAACGGCGCGCTTTATGACATAGGCATTGGCGCGAGCGGATCGGAAACGGTCATCGCGTCCAATATTGGCTGCGGCGGCTACGAAGCCAACGGCAGCCAGCCTGCGATCCTGCTGCCTGTATTCATCCCGTCAGGAACTCGCGTTGCCTATCGCGGACAGGTGGCGGCCTCTGGATCGCAGACCCTGTATGCAGTGGCGTTTCTGATGCGTACGGATTTTATGGAAGTTCTGCCTCGTTCTTTAGACGTAATTGGTACATCGACAGCAACCAGCCGCGCAACGGCGCTGTCTGGCGCGAGCGGCACCTATACGCAGATCACAGGCGCTACATCGCGGGCGTACCAGTCCGTCATCCTGTATCCGAGCGCTGGGAGCAAAACGGGAATTTCCGCAAACTTCCGCTTGACGTTAGCAATCGGCCCACCCGGAAGCGAAGTTGACTTGTGCAGTTGTGAGGCAAACCAGCAGGGCGGCGGTACTTTTGCAGTATCGAACAGTTTTTGTTCGATTGTTTCGCTGCCAGCCGGGCGCTACATCCCGGCCGGATCGCGGCTCTCTGTCAAACACAACATAGCTGCGAATCCTGACCGCGTAGAGTGCTGCGTCATCGGGGTGCCGTATGGCTGAGAGCTGGTTTGCCGTCATCCAATGCGACACGGGAGAAGCGTATTCAGTCGGCACAGACATTGCCGACCCGATGCCTGCTGAGTTCGTCGCCATCCCGCTCTCGGATGCCAACGCCGACGCGCTCAACAAGGGGCGTGGCTACTGGGATGCGGCGAGCCGGTCGGTGGTGATGCGACCGGAAGCGGAGTGGCCGGTGCTGCCGGGCTAGTTGCCGTACACCCACAACATACAGACATTCGGTCTGACCCTCGCCTGCCGCGAGACGTAGGACCGACCTTGGCGCACTGGCGGCGGACTGGGGAACCCGGCGAGCCGCTGGTGCGCTACTCACCTTAGAGACGGCAATTCGGGGCATTTCAGAAATTGACTCCGCGCGTAGGCTGCGGGGATGGCATGGACGATCCATCACGGCGACAGCGTGGAGACGCTTTCCAGACTCCCCAGCGAGTCGGTCGATGCTGTTGTCACGGACCCGCCATACGCTGAGATCGACCGCCCGTATGGGCGACTGTCGGAATCATCCTGGCACGGCATCATGGACGGCGTGGTGGGCGAGGTTCGGCGGATACTAAAGCCACATGGCAGCGCCGTTTTCATTCTCCAGCCCAACAGCGAGCGGGTGGGCAGGATGCGGCCTTGGCTCTGGGAGTTCATGGCGAAATGGTCTCGGGAGTGGAATATGGTGCAAGACGCTTGGTGGTGGAATCACTGCACGCCGCCAACCGTTCACTGCCATCGCAATCGCGGTTTAATGCGCCCAAGTATGAAAGCGTGCGTCTGGCTGGGGCCGAGCGACTGCTATAGGAACCAAGACGAGGTGCTAATCACTGCGGCCGAGGCGACCAAAAACGACAAGCGGGTTTCGCGTATGGACTTGGGCTATTCGACCAGCGGGTTGAGCATGCGGCACGGGCGGGCGTTGGCTGCGTTTCGCGAGCGAGGCGGATGCACCCCGTTCAACGTAGTTGTCTGCGGGAATAGCGACTCGTCGAACGGCTCTGGCGCTCACGGCCACGGAGCTGGCACGCCCAGGCCGCTAGCTGAGTGGTGGACCAAATACCTGACGAAGCCGGGCGGCACGACAATGGATCCATTCTGCGGGGCCGGGACTATGGGCATTGCGGCCGTTAGCGGAGGCTTCGATTTCATTGGGATAGAAAAAGAAGCCGAATACGTTGCGACGGCTAGAGCCAGAGTCGCGGAAGCCGAGAAGCTGGCAGCCGAGATGCTGTTCTAGTGCGCTATCCACCAGATAGAGTCGGAAAAGGCATTGCGCCGCCTTGCCGATGGGGTATAATCACGCCACGAAAGGAAGGTGGATCATGGACGACCACAAGGTGTGCGCCGATCCTGCAAAAGAGATCGCTAGGCTGATGCGATTGATTGACAAGGCAGCCGACCAGTTGTCGGACCTTCAGCAGGAAAACTACCGCCTGCGTGCACTGTGCGGGCTTTCGCCGAAGCAGCCGATGCCGGAGATGATGTCGTGAGTGAATGGATTCCAGTGAGCGAGCGCTTGCCAGAACAGATGGTAGATGTCTTGGTCTGCTACAACACGCCCGAAGGCGGAAGGGCAGTGGACAAAGGCTGGTTCACGACGGAACTGAACTGGGGCAATCAATGGATTGTCGGCGACGATGACGTAGATGCTACGCATTGGATGCCGCACCCCGAGCCGCCGGGCTGAATTGCGCTATAGCACCAGAAGACAGCCCCGAAAAACGACCAATCCGAAAGAAAAACTGGGTACAATTTCTGCCAGACGGTACACGCCGCAGGTAAAGACATGAGCAACAAAGATCCGGTGGCATGGATCGCCTTCGCCACCGATGGCAGCGAGATTTCTTCGGTCTACTCGCTATATGAACAGGCTCGCGCCGCAGCGGACGAGTGGAACTGGGATGTTGCGCCGCTCTACGCGGGGCCGACGCTCACCGACGAGGAGCGGGAGGCGATTGAGTTTTTCGCAGACATTCACGCCGATGACGAGCCGCCCCATGAGTACGCCGTAACGCTCCGGTCGCTGCTGAATCGGGTGAAGTGACGCTCTTGAGCGAACATCGAGTCGTGCCACCCAGTGCCATCGGATGCCATGCGTGACCACGCCTAGACGGGCTGGATTGTGGGCGTATGATCCCGCCATCCCGAAAGGAGGCAGTCATGCCATTCGATGCAAAAGAACTTCTCGAGAGCCTGTTCCCTAAGCCCAAGGCTGGCGAGTGGGTGCCGTGCGAGTACGGTCTGCCTGACGAGTTCGCAAGCGTCTTGTTTCTGATCGACGACGGATCGGCAGAGGGGCGGTACTACCTTGGCTACCGCGAGGAAAACTTTTTCCGAGCCTTGTACATGGAGCACTGCTCCGACCCGTTTCCGATCGGCGGGCATGACGGCGTGGCCTTCTGGATGCTGGTGCCGGAACTGAAGGCCGCCTTCGCCGACAGGCCCGGTGCGCTTTTGCGACGAGAGAGGGTTCCCGACCCCCTCTAGCCTGAGCTCGGCCCCCGGCACAATCGCCGGCCATGATCGAGCATCTCCAGGCCCTCGCCATCCACGCCTACTACGCCGGCGAAATCGAAACCGGCCGCCGGGCCTGCGAGCGTCTGCTCTCGATGCCGCTCCCGCCGGAGGTCGAGATGCAGACCCGCAGGAATCGGACATGGTATTCAGAGCGCCTAGACGACCTTGTTCCGGCCCGCTACCACCGGATCGACGTGGAGCCGGCCCATGAAGGCTGGAGCCTTTTCAACCCGACGCTCTTGGTGCACCGCGGCGAGCTCGTCGGCCTGGTCCGGTCAAGCAACTACAAGATCCGCGACGGCGTCTACGAGCCGTGCGACGAAACGGACCGCGGCACCATCCGCACCGACAACCTACTCGTCCGCTACGGCAGCGACCTCACCGTTGCCTCGTGCCGGGCAGTCAGGGGGCCGGAATACGAGACGACCGAATACCCGGTCTTCGGCCTGGAAGATTGCCGGCTGCGGCATACCAAAACGGGTATAGGCGTCTCGGCGACCGTCCGCAACGCGGCCCCGTTCGACGGCCGATGCCGGATCGGCGTCGCGGATCTTGATATCGACACTGGCGAGGCGACGCGGCTCCGCGTGCTTGATGGGCTATCGGCCGCCGAGCACGAGAAGAACTGGATGCCGATTGAGGACGGCCCGCTTCACGGCGGGTGGGTCTACGCCTGCTATCACAACGGGCACGCGGTTGCCGTCGCTGCCGACCCAACGCTTGGCGGGGCGTACCAGTTACTCCAGCATGCCGCCGCTCCGCACCTGGCCAAAGAGTTCCGCGGCGGCGGGCAGTTGATCTGGTGGCGCGGTGGCTATCTAGGCGTCATCCACGAAGTCGCCGTCCCAGAGAACGGCCAGCGAGTGTACGAGCATCGGTTCGTGTGGTTCGACGCTTCGCTTGCTTTGCGGCGTATATCGATGCCGTTTGTTTTCCGTGAGCCGCGGGCGATTGAGTTTGCCGCCGGTTTGGCCGCCATGGGCGACCGCGTTGTCGTGAGCTTTGGCGTCCGCGACGCGGAGGCATGGCTCGTGGAACTGGCAGGCGATGACGTGAAGGGGCTTTTGCGTGAGAGTTGCGATCATATCCAGCGTTAGCGCTGGCACGCCGTGGGCGAAGGCAACGATGCCGGGGCGTCTTGAATACGCCATGCGGCACGGCTACTCGCTCATTGCCGTTCACGAGACATACGGGCACGGCATTTCGGATGGCCTGCACCGCATCATGCGACTAATCGACGAATACGACCTCGTGTGGGGGTTGGACGCCGACTGCCTGATCACGGACCACACCCGCCGCATAGAGGACGTGCCCGGCCTGGGGCCGCACGTCACGGTGTGCGAGGAGGGCATCATCGCCCGCAATCGTTTCAACTGCGGGGCCATCGTCTGGAGAAACACGGACGGCACCCGAAACCTGATTCACGACGTAATAGCCAGCGAGCCAGAGTGGCGGAATCCATCGAAGTGCGAGTTTATCTGGCAGTCGTGGCTGGCCATTCACGCGGAGCGGCTGGGCGCATGGCTGACGGCGCTTCCGCAGCGGGCGTTCAACTCGGTGGCGTGGGACCACTCTGGCGGCGGAAACCATTGGCAGCCTGGCGACTTCGTGTTTCACCCTTGCGGCGTTGAGCACGCCAGACGGTTGCCGTTGCTTGAGAGGATGTGCGGCGAGGTGGTGCGGTGAGGATCGCCGTCTACGCCCTAGCGAAGAACGAGGCGAAGCACGTCGCCGAATGGGCCGCCTCGTGCGAGGATGCCGACCTGCGAATTGTCACCGACACGGGCTCCACCGACGGCACCGTCGAGGCCCTGGAAGCCGCCGGCGTGACGGTGGCGCGCGGCTACGTCGTGCCATGGCGGTGGGACGACGCCCACAATATTTCGCTCAACCACGTCCCGCCCGACGTAGATGTCTGCGTCCGCTTAGACCTCGACGAGCGACTCCAGCCGGGATGGCGGCAGGCGATTGAGGCGGCGTGGCAGGGCGAGGTCAACAGCCTCCGCTACCGCTACGTTTGGTCGTGGAAGCCGGACGGCTCGCCGGGGCTGGAGTTTCATTGCGACCGCGTCCATGCCCGGCAAGGATTCCGTTGGTCCCAGGCTACCCACGAGGGGCTGATCTGCTGGGCCGGCGACAAGCGGCAGGAATTCTGCAAAGGGCTTGAGATCCACCACCACCGAGATGCCGGGAAGAAGCACAAGACAGACCTGTTTCTTTTGGAGGTGGCCACGCGCGAGGCCCCGCAGGACGCTCGCGCCCAGTGGTATCTGGCCCGCGAGATGGACTATGCCGGCCACGCGGACACGGTGGCGGCGTTTGAAAAATACCTCGCTATGGACGGCGGGGCGGCGACCGAGCGGGCCTACGCCCATCGAGTGCTGTACCGCTGGACGGGCAATGAGCAGCACCTCCACGACTCTGCCCGCGAGGCCCAGGGCGAGCCCGATGCGTGGATGCACTTGGCGTTGCTCAACTACCGCCGCCGTGAATGGAGAAACGTCATCGGCTTCGCCCGGCAGGCAATCGCGTCCGGTGCCCCCATGACACACGCGAGCGATCCGCACGCGAAGACAAAGGCATTCGACCTTCTGGGCGTTGCTCTGTGGGAGCTTGGGAGGCGTCCAGAAGCCCTTACCGCTGCCCGTGAGGCTCTGTCACGATTGCCAGACGATCAGCGGCTCGCGGCAAACGTCGCGGCCATGGAGCGAATCCTAGAGGCTGGGACGGTGGAGGCCGCATGAGCGTGTTGAAGGACATCGCCGACGCCCTGGCGGACGGCCTAGACGCCGCGACCTTTACGAGCGTCCAAACCCAGCCGACCGTGGAGCGGAAGAACTGGCCGGCGTATGAGGTGGAAGACCTCATCAACCCCGTGATAGCGGTTACGCCGGCCACGGCCGAGGCCACGCGGGCAAGCCGCGATTTCTTTCAGTACGACTACGGCATCAACGTCTTTCTTGGCCGCCACACGCCGACCGAGGCAGATGCCGACGCCATGATTGATATGGCCGAGGAGTTGCTCGACCTTATCCGCGATCACTCGTGGGGTGACATCCAGTGGCCGACGGGCGTTACCAGCCCCATGACCGTCGAGATTGACATGAATCCAGACGACGCCCTTACCGAGCGAAACGTCTGGCGTGCCGTGATCACGGCAACGTACCGCGTCCACCGATAGGGGGCGTCCATGCGTGTGCGAGCGCGGGTGAAAGGCAAGATCAACGTCCGCCACATCAAGAAGCGGACCAAGGAGGGAACGCAAAAAGCCCTGTATGGGGCTGGCGTGATCGTCCAGCGGTCCGCCCGGAAGCAATTCAGCCATCGCAATGTGAAGAGCAAGCCACAGTGGCAGAAGGTGGGCGAGAAGAACGGGCGGCCTGTGCTCGCCATGGAGTTTCGGCCGCCAATGGCGGGGAAGATCACGTCGTGGAAAAACCCTCGCGGTCGCGGTGCCGCCCGCACTGGCTTCCTGCGGACGCTTATCAGGTTTGATGTCGACAAGCGTCGGGAGTCAGTGGCCATCGGGCCGACCGATGCGGCGGTGTGGCTTAACAAGCTCCAAGAGTTCGGCGGATCTGGGCCGCGGGTGCTGCGAATGATTGGGGCGTATCCGCAGGGCAAGCGGAAAAACAAGGTGCTTGAGAAGTTCTCTCCACCTGCGTCGCTTGTTGGCGGCGGTCGCCGTAGCAGGCGGACTGGATCACGCGGCTCCGGCCGCGGTGCCTATGTCGGCATCTGGGTTGACCCAGCGCACACCCGCCGTCGCCGGACCGTCGACCTGGCGACGCAATCGACGCGTGTGCCGCCGGCCCGCTTTATGGCGAAGGGCCTCGCCGCCAAGCGCGACCGCCTCGCTGCCGAGTGGGGCAACAAGATTTCCGGCCCGTAGGCCCATCCATACCCCCTCTGGCAGTCGCTGTGATCGCCGTATTTTCGACGCATCACCCGCACACCGGAGGCCGCAATGGCTGTAACGCTTGGCAAGGACGTGACCGTAACGGGCGTCAGCAACGCCCGTAGCATCACGATCAACAATTCCGCCTCGGAAATCGACGTTACGAAGTTTGGCGACACCGCCCGCAAGTTCCGCAAGGCGCTCATTGAGCAGACGGTCGAGCTTGAATGCGTGGACGACCCCGGCGTCGATGCCGGCGACACGTTCACGCTGTCCGGCACCAACTTCTCCATGGGCTCCGGCGTTGAGTTCGTGGTGACCAGCGTGGCCAAGGCCGACCCGATCGACGGCATCGCCACCTACACCGTTTCCGCCTCGCGGTCCGATACCCAGACCTGATCCAGGAGCATCACGCACATGGCCATTTCTCTCGGCAAGGACGGTTCCGCACCGCCGCTTGGCACCAACATCATCAACGCGACCTACACCGAAGAGTGCGAGGTTGTGGATGTCACCAACCGTGACAACGAAGGCGGGGCGACTGGTGCCGCCGGCCACCGGGCCTACAAGGCCGGATTCACCACGAAGATGTGGGAGATTGAATGCCATGACCCGACGGGGCTGATTTCCTCGCTCGCGAGCAACAGCGCCGGATGGACGGCGATCAGTGTTTCGGAGTCGGCTTCCATTGACGGGGCGGTGACCTACACCGTGTCGCTGCGGGAGATGTGATCCCGTGCCGATCACCCTCGGGAAAGATTGCTCCATCTCCATCGACGGCAGCATTGTTGGCGTCCGCAGCGTGACGTTTTCGCAGTCCGCCCGGACGATCGACATCGAGGAGTACGGCAGCCGATTCGCGTCGGTCTACAGCACTGGCCGCGAGGCGAGTCTTTCGCTGGAGGTGAACGACACGACCTCCGTGGGGGCGCTGTTCACGGCGTGCCAGAACGGGACCGAGGTGACCGTGTCGGGCGGTGCGGGTGGGTGGTCGTTTCCGGCCGTAATCACCGGCATCTCGGAAAGCGACCCAATCGACGGTGTGGCGACCTTCACGGTGGAGGCGCGGATGACTAAGAGCGGACTGAGGGGATAACCATGAGGGAGTTTCGTGACGACCAGGGCCGCCCGTGGGTCGTGGCACTTACCGTGGCCGCGGCCGACCGCGTTCGCGGCCTGGTGAGCATTGACGTGACCGAGGACGTGGATCAGCCAGACGGCGGCGTCCAGCGGCAGACTCGCGCGGTGCCGTTCGACCTGATCGACGCCGGCAACATTCACCGCACGCTGGAGGTGCTGCGGACGAACTACGCCAAGATTGGCGAGGTGCTCTACGCCTGCTGTCGCCAGCAGGTGGAAGACAAAAAACTCACGAAGGATCAATTCCTCGAAGGGCTCCGCGGGGATGCGTTGGAGGCGGGCGTGAAAGCGCTCGAAGGAGAACTCGTCGATTTTTTCCCGACACGCCTCCGCAAGATGGTCGGCCTGCTCGTCACAAAGATGGACGAGATGAGCGGGGAGCTCATGGCCAGAGCGGAGGCGGGGCTGGAGGCGGCAACGGTGGAGACGCTCGTACCGTCTGGCACGCCATCTACGAAGCCGCCGGCATCCTTGGCATCCACCCAGGAGAGTGGACCCTCCGAAACCTCCTCATTGCCCGCAACAGCCGCTTAGAGATGGATTGGTGGCACACCGCCAATCTGCTCGCCCAACAAGCCAACATCAACAAAGCCAAGCACGCCCCAAGCACGGACCCAAGCAAGCTCAACCCATTCGCCAAAAAGAAAGCCGCACGCCAAGCCACCCCCGAAGAGATGCAAAAGCTTCTGGGGCCTAACTGGCACGAGGTTGCAACATGAGCAAGGTCCGCGGCGGTCAGGTATTTGTCGAGATCGGGGCCGACCCGCGGAAGCTCTTCAAGGCGCTGACCGACCTTAACAAGTCGATCGGCAAGATTGGTCAGTCGATGACCAACCTCGGCACGCGGATGACCGCCATCGGCGTTGCTATCGCGGCTCCGATCGGCTTGGCAATGCGGCAGTTCGCCCAGTTTGACGATGCCATTCGGGCGACGGCTGCCGTCTCCGGTGCAAGCGGGGCGCAACTTCAAAAGTTGAACGACAAGGCCCGCGAGCTCGGGGCCACGACTTCGTTCACCGCCGTGCAGGTTGCCAACCTCATGACCGAGCTTGGCCGCGCGGGTTTCAAGCCCGACGAGATCAACGCCATGACGGGGGCCGTCCTTGATCTCGCGAGGGCAACTGGAACCGATGCCGCGCTGTCTGCCGGGATCATGGCGGCAACGCTGCGGCAGTTCGGGCTGGGGGCAACGGAGGCTGGCCGTGCTGCCGACGTGCTGACGAAGGCCGCCAACAGCACGTTTAACACGGTCGAAGGGCTTGGCGAATCGTTGAAATACGCCGGCCCTGTGGCAAAGTCGCTGGGCATGAGCCTTGAGGACACGACCGCGATCCTTGGCGTGCTCGGCAACGTCGGCATCCAGGGGAGCGAGGCCGGCACGGCCCTTCGACGCTTGTCGGTCATTTCTGCTGGGGCCGGGAAAGAGCTTCAAGACCTTTTCGGCGTGACGAACACGGACGCCGCGGGCAACCTCAAACCGCTCGTCGACATTCTGGATGAGATCAACGAAGCCACAAAAAACATGCCGGTGGCCGAGCGAACGGCAAAGATGGCCAAGGCGTTCGGATTGCTTGGCATCACGAGTGCCAATGTGCTTTCGCAGAGCGCCGACGGCGTGCGCGACCTGGCCGACAGCCTGCGGGATGCCGAAGGCACGGCCGCAAAGGCCGCCAAGGAGATGGACGCTGGTCTTGGCGGGGCACTGCGAATTGCCTTGTCGGCGGTAGAGGGGACGGCGCTTGCCGTTGGCGACGCCTTGGCCCCTGGCCTGCAAAGCCTGCTGAAAGGCGTTGAGAACATCGCCACTGGCCTGACCAAGTTCGTCAAGGAAAACGAAGCGCTGGTTGTCTCGGCCGCGAAGGGCGTCGCCATCTTCACTGGCGTCGGGCTGGCACTGGTCGCGCTTGGATCTGCCATTCAGTTGGCGAGCTTTTCAATGGGTGGCCTGCTGGCTGGGTTTGGTCTTGTAGCGTCAGTTGTCGGGGCTCTACTCAGCCCGATCGGTCTGCTAGTCGCGGGAGTGACTGCGGTAGTAGCGCTTGGGCCGCAAATCCGTGGGGCGTTCGCCGGCGCGCTGGATGGGGTTGCCGATGCGGCCGGGGTTGTTGGTGATTCGTTCCGGTCTTTGGCATCCGACGCGTCGGTCGTTTTTTCCGATCTGGCTTCAACGGCAAGCACGACCTTCAACGGCATCTACGAAGCCATCGCTGACGGCGACCTCGCCGGGGCGATGGATGTTCTGTGGGCGGGCCTCAAGGCCGGCTGGCTCCGCGGCGTCGAGGCTCTGATGAGCTACGTCGACCCGTGGATTTCTACGTTCCAAAACGCATTCACGATCCTCGGGGCGGAAATCTACAAGGCGTGGGACTCGATTTGGGTTGGCGTTTCCAACTCATTCAACACGTTTGGGGCCTACCTGCAAGGCGCGTTCGACAACGTGATCAACGGTGTGATGGCAGCGTGGGACAACTTGGAGGCCGGCATCCGCAAATCGTGGAACTACGTCCAATCGTTTTTCCGAAAAGGATTTGATCTCAAAAAGGAAAACGAGAAGGTCGACAGCGAGATGACCGCTCGCAGCCGCCAGCGTGAGCTTGATAGACCAGGCGTTGAGGGCCGCACCGAGCAGGCTCGCCGCGAGAACGATCAGGCGAACAAGGATTTGGAAGACCGGAAAAAGGCCGTTGACGAGAACACGCAAGCAACCGTTGACCAGCGCGAGGCCGAAAACCGCCGCCGGGCTGATCAGCGGCGCTCCGACACCGAGGCGGCGGAAGCGGATGTCACAAGCAAATCCCGTGGCAAGCGCGAGCAGCGGGTCCGCAACGACCAGTTCACAAGGCTCATGAAGGACATCGAGGGGGCGACCTCGATGGACTCCCTGCGGGGCATGTACGAGGAGTTCGACGCCCTGTCATCAAGCGGTCGGCTCACGTCCACGCAGACCGCAGCATTGGAGACAGCCCTCGAAGATGCCCAAGAGCGAATCAGCAAATCGACAGGCTCGATGGGCGGGTCTCCGAGCGAAAAGATTCGCAGTGGTGCTGGGGCCGCTGGCGGCGATGCCGCCACGAGCACCGCCGAGGTGGCTGGAACATTTTCATCGGCTGCGCTTGGGGGGCTTGGGTTTGGCTCAAGTCTTGCGCAGAAACAACTCGACGCGCTCAAGGCCATCGAGGAAAACACGCGGCCCGGAGACGACGGCGTTGTAGCCGCATAGCCATGGCACTCACCTGGGTTGAAGACAACGAATCGCGGTCCTCCACGATTGTTCGCTTGGGCAAGCGGGCGTCGTCCACAATGACGCGGTCTTACAAGGTCTTCGGCACAACCGACGACGTGGCCGTTCACGCCGAAGCCAATTCGAGAATTTCATCGCAGCTTCGCTTTTGGCAGTACCCCGGTCGGCCAGACGTGCAGTTGCTCGCGGAAAGCTACAGCGTCTCGTATCTGGGCGACGACGCATGGCAGGTGACGATTTCCTACGAAAAGACCGGGGCCGACAACGAAGATCAGCCGGACCCGCTGCGGAGGTCACGGTCGTTCGACACCTCGGGCGGCACGCAGCACATCACGCAAAGCCCGCTTTTTGACGACACCACGACGGCCGTTGAAGGCCCAGACGGCCTGCCGATCGTCACTCGCACCGTTACGGGCGAACGGAAGTATGGCCCTACCGGCTCAATGACGCCTGACCAGTTCGGTGCCATTGGGGTCGACGGCGACAGCGTAGCGGGCGTGGATATCGTGGTTCCGGCGTTGTCGTGGACCGAAACATACGATGTGCCGAGCTCCTACGTCACGGCAAACTACATTAAGCGCACGGCGTTCATGACCGGCACCGTAAACAATGCAGCCTTTCGCACGTTCCGCGCTGGCGAGGTGTTGTTTCTTGGTTGCTCTGGCTCGCAGGACTGGGACAGCGAAAAGGGCGACGGCCCTTGGTCGCTTTCGTACAAGTTCGTGGCATCGCCTAACGCGGGGGCTAACGAAACCACAAAGGCACTCAAGATTGGCAACATTGGAGGCATCGAGAAAAAGGGCCACGAATATCTGTGGGTAAAGTACGAGGCGACCGTTGGTGCCGGCTCCGCAGACATGCTCAAACGCCCCAAATATGTGTACGTCAATCCGGTCTACACTTCGTCCAACTTTGCCCAACTGGGCATCGGGGTGTCGTGATGGCACGCCCAGACGGCCGCATCGAAAAGGGCCAGCGGATCGGCGCAGCCATCAGCGCTCGTGCGTGGAACCGCGCCCAAGATGCCGCAGACATCGTCTTGGGCAATCGACCGAGCATCAATGCCGACCAAGGCATTCCGGCGATGCTCGTGAAAAATACTGTGCTCGTCAGGAATGACAGCGGCGAAGCGATCCCGCTCCACGGCGTCATCGGACTCAGCGGCGTCGTGAATGACCCGTCCGGCGGCACACTGACCGGCACGAACGATGCCTCATCGCGGGCTCGCGATTTCCTTGTTGGCCCTGTAATGGCCGGCGTGCATCCCAGCGCAAGCGCCACGATCGGCGACCGCATCGGCATTGCCCTAGAGCCCATCGCCGCTGGTGCGGTGGGGAGGGCAGCCGTGAGCGGGTGTCTGGCCGTGAAGGTCTATATCAACAACTCCAGTCATGGATACGCCGGGCCGCTGCGGACGGCACAGCCAAACTCTGTAACGTCTCCAGGCGGCGGCCGGTGGGAGCTCTATTCTGGAGAGTGCGGCCCCGTGAAGTTGCTGTGGAAGGAGCTCGGGCAGGTTATTAGCGACCGCTGGGCCGTCGGGGTGCTTTGATGGCCGGCGACTGCACATGCCGCCAGTGTTGCGAACGCTTTTCGTGGGTGACTGACCGCTTGCCCGACGACGTGCCGTCTCAGTCCCTATACCTCGTTGACCCGCTGGTGACGTTTGAGCCGTTTGACTATTTCGGCGAACGAAATCACCGCGTGGTGCAGTGGATTACCTATGACAAAAGGCCGGCAGGCGACACTACGTCACCTCGTTTTTGGGCGAAGCCGGTTACGGTGAGCACGCTGCTCTGGTGCGATGCCAACGGTCAAAACGCACTTGCCGAATTGCGGTTTCGCGTTGAAGTCGGCACCGCTCACGAGTTCAACAGCAACGCCGGGCCACTGACGGCGGCCGGGTATGGATCGCACACCATGACCCACCGCGACGACGCCGGCAACTTTGGGAGCACGCAATATTCCCCAGCCACGGAATTGGCGGAAGTAAGGCTGTATGCCGAGGTGCTTGTCGGCGGCAGCGTGAGGCAGTCGCGCAGATTCATCAACATCCCAGGAGTAGAAAGCCTGCCGCACAGATTCGCCAACGCGCCGGCGGGCGGCAGCGCAAACTACCTGACTGTCGAATGGCGGTTCGCATTGCACGACGGCAAAATCTACGCCAGCGCTGACGCTTACAACGGCGACCCTGTGGACCGAAATTCATACGTTGCCTTCCCGACGGCTGTGTTTGAGCCGGAGTCTGTTGGCGTTCCATCGCACAACAGAATTGCCGTTTCGCGCACGGCACAAGTGCTGACAGACGTTGTCGCTGCTCACTACGCAAGGCGGCGGTCCAGTTTCAAGGAAGCGTGCATCCCCGACGACACGTCGCCTTTTTGCGGCCAAGGCGAGTTTGCTGACCAGCGCAGCAAATGGCCTTGGAGGTCCGACGGCAAATGCACCGTGTGGAAATATTGCAACAACATCATCGGCGCTCAGCATGACTCCGCAAAGACTGCGTTGTCGCTCACAATTCCAGAGCCGAGCGAATGGCCTGGGCCATTCTTAGACCGCGAACGACTTATAGTCGCCGCAGTGACTGGCCTGTTGCAGGGAACATATGAACTCACCCAATACCAAGGCGCTGACAGGCTTTCCGACGCTGCCTTTTGGTATGCCGACGAGCCTGATTCATCGTTTACCGGCAGCGTCTACAATGCCTTCACAGAAGAGGTTACCGAAGAGCACACGCTCCTACTAAAGGCGATTGAGATTTCCGCGGTCCTAGACTTTGACTCGGTTCCAATCAACACGGCACCGTGCTCGTCCAATGCGTGGACGCCTATCGCGAGACTGCTTGTGTCATGGGTCATTGAGTTGCCGGCTGAGCTCGTCGGCACCTTTGGCGTCGGACAGCAGTTTGTCAGGTACGCGCTGCGCGTGAATGCTCCGGCCAATGTCGCGTTTTTGCAGGGAGACTCTGTATCGTTTGATGTGGCAGGTCTTTATCCGCAACGCGGTGCCGATGGGTTCGGGCCTTTCGGCGTAAGCCCGTGGCCGGCGAGCTTTCTCGGCAACCCGCCCCTCGCATTTGCGGGGCAATGGTCTATGCAGTTGGTCACCTGACGACACACAAGCCACCTAACCCCCTCCGGGCGGCTTGACCGATAGCCCACCATGAGGGCCATGGACGCCCTTTCTGGCACTTTCCGCGAGGCCCTGGCCAGCCGCCTCGTCACGCCACCCCCGGCACTGCCGCCCGTCGCGTCTTGGCGCGGGATCGTCATCGTTGCCGGCGGCGACCTCTACTACCGACTAGCGTGGCACCTCATCACCTGCCTGCGTGGTCTCGGTTGCCGGCTGCCCATCCAAGTCTGGTCGCTCGGGGCGTGGGAAATGAGCGTCACCCAGCGGCGACTGCTTGAGGAATGGCCGGGCGTAAGCGTCACGCTTGCGGACGAGTATTGCCGACTCCATGGCTGTGTCGTGCCCAAGTGCGGGTGGGAGTTAAAAGCGTTTGCCTTGCGTCACGCGGCCTTTGCGGAGGTGCTCCTGCTCGACGCCGACCAGTGCCCGGTTGTCGACCCGACGCGGCTGTTCAACGACACGAACTTTGTGCGGACGGGAGCGATGTTCTGGCCGGATTTGCCGCCGCAACGGGAGCGCAAAGAATGGGTGCCCGTCGCGGCTTGGGAAAACGTCGGCCTAGAGCCGCAGCCCGCCCGCCCGTTTGAGAGTGGGCAGATTCTGGTGAGCCGTGCCCGTCACCTTGCCTGCCTTGATGTGGCGCTCCTGCTCAACCAGTGGAGCGACTACGTCTACAAATGGGTCTACGGGGATAAGGACACGTTTCTCTTGGCGTGGCACCTTGTCGACCGTCCCTATGCCATGCCCTCGCGTAATCCGCGGTGGGTGGCTCCAGCCATCCACCAGCACGACACGGCCGGTGATCTGCTGTTCCAGCACGCTTGCGGGGCAAAGGCTGAAATCGCTTCCGGCGTGCTGCTGCCGAGCATCATCAATCGGCGGTTCATTGCCGATGCTGCGGCCAGCCTTGCCTCAAAGTGGAGCGGGACGTGAAGCGCCGCCGCCGCACCGTCTACATCGGAAACCAGCGGTGGAAGGTGGAGTGGGATTGCCGTCTGCGCGGCCTTGATGGGCTCTGCGACTACGAACGGAAGACCATCAAATTGCGACGAGGCATGAACGTGGCCGACCTAGTCGACACGATCGTCCACGAGTTGATCCACGCCCGGTGGCCTGACCTCCACGAGGACGCCGTCGCCGACTTCGCCGAGACCTTGAGCGGTTTCCTTGACGCCTCTGCTCTGCTGATGCCCGACCACCACGCCCCGGAGGAATGACGTGGCAAAGGGCAAAGGAAATCTTGTTGCCGACGTTCTCGGCAGGGCGACCAATCTGCGGCCCGGCCCGGCGGCCTGGGTGGATCAACTCCCGGAGGATCTGCGTCGGCAGTTGCTAGACCTCAAAAACCAATACCGCCGCGGCGAGTTAAGCGTCCGCAAATACTCGCTTGCCAGGGCGATCCGTGCGGCCGTTTCCGATCGTGGCTTTAGAACCTCAAACGATGCGGGGATTGTCCATTGGCTAAACCTCGACTAGCCGACGACGTGCTCGCCAATGCCGCCATGAATGAGCGGCTGGCGGCGGACGCGGAACTCGCCAAGCTGCGGGCTGAAGTCGCCATGCTGAAGGGCCGCTACAAGGCCGCCCTCCAACAGATTGACCGCGAGCGCGATCGGGCCGACGCACTTATCCAGTTGCAGGGCATCAAGCCGGTACGGCCAAAGCCTGCACCAAAAAAGGTACGGGCAAAGCATCCGGCCACGATGGTCGTTCTTCTTTCCGACTGGCACGTTGAGGAACGTGTCGACCCGGAGACTTGTAACGGGCTCAACTCGTTCGACCTAGACACGGCCGACCGCCGCATCGGCGAACTGACTGAGCGTTTTTCACAGATGCTTGAGCATCAGCGGCGGCTGGCCCACATCGATCGCGTTTTGGTCTGGCTTGGCGGGGACTTTTTGAGTGGGCATATCCATCCCGACACTGCCGAGCTGGCCCAACTGGCACCGCTCGCCGCGACCCGCTGGGCCGGCGAACGCATCCGCGGTTTCATCGACACCGTGTCGGGGCTGGCTCGCGAGGTCATCGTTGCAACCTCGTGCGGAAACCACGGCCGCTCAAATGCCGGCGAGAGGAAGCCCCGGATCGGCACAGAGGCCGAGCACAGTTACGAACAAAACCTCTATATCACGCTCGCCCAAAACGAACGCAACAAGAACGTCGCGTGGAAGGTGAGCGAAAGTTATTTGAACTACATCAACCTCGACGGTTTCAAGATTCGAGCGCACCACGGCCATGGTTACTCGTTCTCGGGCGGGATCGGCGGCATCCATGTGCCCGTCAGCAAGGCCAACGCGGCGTGGCAGGCTATCGAGCGGGCCGACCTGACGGTCTTCGGGCACTGGCATCAGTGGTCATGGCTGCGGGCTGGACGTTACGTCAGCAACGGGTCGCTCATCGGCCACAACGCCTACGCCGTGCGGATAAAGGCCGCCTACGAGCCTCCATGCCAAGCGGCCATCGTGATCGACCACGGCCGCAACGAAGTGACGCAGGCGTTCCCGATTTTCTGTGACCGTGACTTGCAGCGCCGCCCATGATGCTTTCAGACGACGACCTCCAGGCCGCCGAGTACCGCGCTCGCCAGTTCAGTGGCGCGTACACCGGTACAAGCGGCACGCTGGCCGCCGACTCGCTTCGCCAGATCCAGATGATTCGCCAACTTCAGAAGGAACGCACTATGACGCTTGATGCCGCCCACGCCGCCTGCGACGCCCCCGCCGATGCCGATTATGAGCGGCAGGAAATCCCCGCCGACTGGATTCTCCGTGGCGAGCGGGAACTGAGAACGCCCGCGATGCCCTTGGGGCGTGGCGTCATCGCAGACGGCTGCGGCAGCGAAACGGCGGCCGAGCGTCTGCTCCTTGATGCTTTGGAGGCGGTGCGGGATCGGCGCGGAAAGTACGGGCCGCCGCAAGGTCACTTCTCCATCACGGTCGCACTCGTGAACGCGGCTTTCGGCACGACGTTCTCCGAGCGCGACTGGGCGACGATCATGGTGCTCGACAAGATTGCCCGATCTCGCGGGCCGGCGGACTGCCGCGATAACGATGTCGACTTGGCCGGCTACGCCGCGTGCCGGGCAGAGTGCCGCGAGCATCCATAGCCCCTCCGTTTCACCGCCTCCGACAGCCACGCTAGAGGGCCGGAGGCTTGCGATGATCGCGGCGGCGCATTGGCGCAGAGGCGGTGCGGATGGACGCGAGGCAATCGCGGCCCCCGGCGAAATCCTGTCGTTTGCCAGCCACTTCAAACCATCGCAGCAATTCTGGGGAAAGGTCACGAGCCGGCCGCCCACACGTTTATCTAAAGCCGACCTAGAGCTCGTCGCCTTTCGCCTTGGTTGCACCGTGGATGCCGCTCGCCGGGCTATCGAACTGGGGATCGTCTGATGGCTGACACACTCACGGACACCCTTACCGGCACGGTTCGCACCTCGTTGCAGTGGACGCGGACCGACACGCAGGAAGTCGGCTCTATTGCCAATCGCAAAACGCAGAGCGCCACCTACGCGATCAGTGATGGCGACGGCCCTGGGGAGGCCGATCTCGTTTTTGCCGATCAGCGGACGATCCCGGCCAACGCAATCGAGGAGTTTGACCTCCTCAACCTCTCCCAGCAAACGCTGGGCGTGACGGTGCCGTTCGTGTTCCGGCAGTTGCGGGTGATCCGCCTTGTGAACGAAAGCACCACAGCCGGCCGGCGGCTACTGGTGGGCGTTGACCCAGGCCGCCCCACCGTTGTCTACGCAGCCGAGGTCGGGCCCGGCTCCGAGTGGATTGCGGTCAACCAGACCGACGCATGGGAAGTGGTGGCTGAAAATTCGGTGATCCGCATTGCCAACCCCAACGCGGCATCCGTGACCTACTCCCTGTTTCTAATTGGCACGAGCACCGCAGCGGGCGGCTCTGGAGGCAGCGGCTGATGGCTACCACGTTCTCGCTATCCGGGTCGCTCCGCGTCGTCCCCCGCCTGGTCGACACGCTCAACCTCACAGACATCACCGACACGGCGACGGTGAACCTCACGTTTGCCCTTGCCAATGGCACAGCGGCGAATCAGGCAAATGCCTATTGGCGCGACGTGATTACCGTGGCCGGCAGCGGATCACAGACCGTCACGTTTTCCTCGCTGCCGCTCAATGTGTTCGGCGGCACGGGGACGCTGAACCTCGCCGCCACCAAGGTCGTTCTCGCCGTGAACCGCTCGACCTCGGCGACGGTCACGCTCGCCATGAACGCACACGTCACGGCAACGCTCGGGCCTGGCGGCGTGGTCTACGCCACCAAGACCGACGCAACCGGGTGGGCGGCAACATCCATCACGCTCACCAATTCAAGCGGCACGGCCGCCGACATCGAACTGTACCTCGTTGGAGAGAAGGCATGATCACATCCGCACCAATTCAAGCAACGCTGGATTTGAGCAACGTCCGCGACAAGATTTCGGCGTTCATCTCCATCGCTCGACTGAAGGCCCAAGGCGGCGTCAGCATCTCCGAGTTTGCCGAGCTTGCAGTCGCCTTGCTTCGGATCGTCATGCAAACCATCGACGCCATGCCGCAGAGCGGGGTGGAAAAGAAGGCCCTCGCTCTTGACGCCGTGGCGATGCTCTTTGACGCCGTGGCCGACAAGTGCATCCCCACGCTTGCTTGGCCCGTCTGGGTGCTCGTGCGGTCGGCGGTGCGGTCACTCGTGCTGCTGGCTGCTGACGGTGCCATCGAATCCCTGCTGCCCCTCGTGAGGATGTCCCGCACATGATTGCCTCTTTGTTAGTCGGGGCGGCGCTGCTGCTCCTGTTTTCGCCGTGGGCCGTGAGGCTCGGTGCCCAAGTGCTGACCGCCAAGCCGGTGGCCCCGCGCGGCATCGGCTATCAGGCCGCCATCGCGGACCTCGCCAACGTCCGCAAGCGGCTTGCCGACACGAACACGCTGGACGACCAGGCGAAGAAGGCGATCGACACGCTCACGCTCGCCCTCGTGGCGGGGAGCGACCAATGAGCGCCCGCGTCATCACAGCCCTTGTGCTGCTTGCCATCGGCGTGTGGTCGATGGTCGCAGGCCCCGCGCCGGTTCCGACGCCAGCCCCCGATCCGGTCGGGCTCAACCTCCGCGGGAAGTTCATCGGTCCGACCGCCGCGGCCGATGCTGCCATGCTGGCTGGGCTGTGCGATGAACTGGCGGCCATCATTGAATGGGACGGCATGAAAGCCGAGCCCCGGCTGAAATCGGGCATCGCCTATGACGAGTTGCGTGTCGCCGCCCGCGAGGGGAGATGCCGCGGCGAGTCGATCGGCCAGCGGCAGCCGCACGCGAGGGCCGCCATCGAGGAGTTTCTGAACGCAGCCGTGGGCACCTCGGGCGGGCCGATCGGTCCCGAAGGCCGCTCCAAGTGGGTCGCCGCCTACCGCGAGCTTGGGGGGGCGTGCGCCGATGCGGCTCGTTGACGTGTGGACGCTGCGGATCTTCGTCGCCGGCCTTCTCGTGGGCTTGGCCATATACGTCGGGGTGCGCCCGCGGCAGCAGATGAGCGCCGACTACGGCTACACGCCAAACCCGGAGGGCGTTCGCGAGTTTCTTGCCGAGCTCGACCAGCCGCTTTTCCGCGACGCTGGGGCCGAGACGATCCGCGAGGCAAAAGGAGTCGACACGTTTCTGTACCGCTCGATGTACAAGGCACACGCGGCCCGCTACGGGAAGCCGTGGCGGTGCATTAGGCAAGGCATCGGCGACTGTGTGTCGATGGGCTGGGGCGAGCACGCCGTCTACATCGCTCTGTGCGTCGACTGGGAGACTGGCCGGCTTGCCGAGCCTCCGCTCCGCGTATCGTCGGAAAGTTCTTACGGCGGCTCCCGAGTGGAGGCGAGGAACAAGCCAGAAGGCGGCGGCGGGTGGAGCGACGGGTCGTATGGCGGGGCTGCTGCCCGATGGTATCGCGACTGGGGCACAGTGTTTCGCGACAACATTGGCGGCCACGATCTGCGCGAGTATTCGCCTGACCGGGCCAAACAGTGGGGCAACTGGGGAAATGGCGGCCAGGGCGACAAAGGCAAGCTCGATGGCATTGCCAAGAAACACCCAGCCAAGCACGTCGCGCTAGTTCGCAGCTTTGACGAGGCCGCGGCCGCCATTGAAGCGGGCTTCCCCATCGCCGTTTGTTCCATGAGTGGGTTTTCGTCTCGCCGTGACGATGGCGGGTGGGCATCGCCGGAAGGCCGCAGCACGACTCGATGGGCGCATTGTCTTTGCTTCGCAGCGGTGCGCTACAAAAAGAATGGAAGTGCTCGCGATGGCCTGTTGGCCTTGAATAGTTGGTCTTCGTGGAACTCTGGCCCAGTGTGGCCAGACGATCAGCCGGAAGGGTCGTTCTGGGTCTCGCGAGAGACCGTGGACGCCATGCTTGCCGGCCTCGACAGCTTTGCCGTGGGCTCCGTCCAGGGCTTTGGCTGGCGAGACCTCCACCACGGCGAGTGGCTCGCGCCGGTGCCCACCGATTCCCTGACTCTTGCCCAGTAGGACTGCCATGATCACGCTCTCGCGAAAGCATCTCGCCTTCCTTTGCATCGTCTGCATGGCGGCCGGCTGGTGGCTCACGTCGTCGCCGTCGTCGCCGATTGTGCCTGACCGACAACCGCAGCGGCCGGTGCTGCGCTGGATTGCCAAGGCGGCTAAAAACGCCCTGTGGTTCATGCTCATCGCAGAACAGCCACCGCAGACGCACGAGGCCCAGTATGCCCACGCCCGCGTCGGGGCGGACGGCGAGCCTCTTCTCAATCATGGAGCAGGCTGGTGACCATCTGGGAAGCGACCATCGCGTTCCTCGCGAGCCTATCGGCCGAGCCGGGGGCTGTGGGGGAGGAGCATCCGCGGGCCGCAGCGGCCTGCCAGGCGGCCTACGCATCCATGGCCGTCGACGCGGCCCCGCCTGCACCAGGCCCAAAGCCGGGCGAGTGCTGCGGCGACTGTAAGGGAACGGGCTTCATCACGCATGGAGACGGCCACCGGACGCCGTGCCCGTGCCCGGCCACTTGCAAGTGCAAGGCCAAGCCGGGAGCCCTGCCGACATGCCCTGACGGCAAGTGCCGTGTGCCGGGAGCGTCGCCCGCGTCTGGTTCACCGGCCGCGCACTAATCGCAGGAGGTGACGGTGGGCGACGCTCTCGACACGCTGACCCATGAGGGGCTTCGCTATGCCATCCGGTCGGCCGTGGGGCCGCCCGGCAAGGTGCTGGAGCACACCTGCGACGTGATCGTCGACGAGATTTGCCGCCAATGGCCAGAGCGGCACATGGCGGACCTCGCGCGAAAGACGGCGGTGCCAAATCTCTACATGCAAGTCCTCGACGCGCTGGCCGTCATCCAAGCCCGCGTCGGCGAGCAGATAGAGGCGCGGTGGCGCTGCCGCTCCAGCGAAAAGGCGGCACTCGATCTCGTCTTGCGGGCCTGCGTCGCCGAGTTTGCCAATCTCTGGTTCTCGGCACCAGAGGCCCGCATCGGCATGCGCGCCATCATGGGTGCGATCCGGCGAGCGCCTCGCGCTTGACACGCCAGCCAAGATGAGCGGCGAAGGGTAGAAAGCGAGCGCAAGTGGCGGTGCCCGATCGCCGGCTGCGATGGCCGGACGACCTCGATCCGAAACTGCGGAAGTGGCTAACAAGAGTGCAGCGCGTGCAGGCTCACTTGCGGTCGACGCTTGCCATCTACTCGGCCAAACGCGACGTAGGCGGGTGCTCACTGTTCAACCAGGCGTACAAGCAGCGCGCCGCGAAAGCCGATCGAACGATCCTCTACGATGCCCTTACGCTGGCCATGGATGAATTCGCGGAAGTCAGAGATGAGGTACAGGCGATCATGGACGCGGCATCGCCGACACAGGCGAAGCCGGGCACGCGAGACAAGGTGGCCGAAATGGAACGACGGGCGCTCGGCGGTCACTCGATCTTCATCGATGGCGACGCACTTTGAGCCGGGCCGGGCTTGAGCGGCGCGGGGCTTACCCTTTCACCCGCGCCGCTCGCCCGTGCTCAGGCGGCTGGCCGGTCGTCGTCTTTGGCGGGCGGCTTTTCCGTGATGTCGGGCAGGTAGTCCAGGTTGCTTTCCCTTCCCACGATGTCCTCGTCATAGTAGTGGGTTTCGGCCATCTCCTCCGAAGCGTGGCCTAGTTGCCCCTTGGCCGAGATCCCCGCCTTTTTCAAGTAGGACGCCGTCGATTTGCGGATAGAGTGGAACGCCTTGTATTCCACGCCCGCCGTGCGGCAGAGCACCTTGAGCGAGGCGTAGCACGACAACATTTGCCGATCATCAAGCCAAGGCCACACGAGCTCGCCAGGAGCCCCCTTGTGGGCGGCCAGCATCTTGGCCAGGGCCTGCGGTATCGGGGCTGTCAGCGACTCCCTGCGGCCTTTGCGCGTGTCTGCCAAGAAGGTGACCGTGCAGCCTTCGAGGTCCACCTGCCCCCACCGCAGCCGCATGACCGCGCCGATCCGCTCCCCGGTGACGAACATGGCCCACAGTTTCGTCGTCCAGTACCAGGCCGCCGGCCTGCCCGCTACAAGCCCCTTTCGGTGCCGGGCTGCTGCCAGCAAGGCCCGCAGTTCATCGGCCTTGTAGGCCCGCGGTATGGGCTTGGGAACCTTGGGGCGGGCGTAATCGGGGAACTCCAGCAGTTCGCCGTCGCCCTTCTTCCACCGCTTCTTCGCCAGCCACGTCCACAGGGCCCGGATGTGGGCGGAATCCTTGGCGAGTGAGGCAGGGGTGATGAGCCCTCGGCGCGGGTCGTGAACCGTCTTGGCTCGCCAGCGGAGGAACTTGCTGACCACGAGGTCGTCAAGGTCGTCCACCGTTGGCTCGTGCCCCAAGAAATCGCGGAAGCGGTCTAGGGTCTGGCAATACATCTCCGTGGTGCGGGCTTCGTAGTTTTTCAGTTCCGCCACGCGGTCAATCAGCAGCTCTCTTAGTGTCATCGCAACTCTCCCTTTGTTGGGCCAAGGGAGGAGATTGTAGCGGTACTGTACGGACGTTCAATCGTCACCCCGTCCGTTCAAACAATCGCCCCCTTGGCGGCTGTTTGATAGTGTACAGAGTTTCGAGTGAGACAGGCAACGCAGGCGTCAGTTTGACCAACTGACGATCGGCGGTACATTTCATGGGATGGTTGCAATGACACCGCAAAAACTAGATGGCGGCGAATACCTCACGGTGCTCGAGGCAGTGGAGCACATGGGCTGCTCTGAAGCCTGGGTCCGCACCCTGCTAGGGCGTGGGCTTCTGCCTGGTGCCAGGAGGATCGGCCAGCGTGTCTGGCTCATTCCAAAGGCCGCCGCCACCGAAGCTCGGGATGCCCTGACAACTAGGTCGCTCGGGAAACAGCACCTCGCCAAGCGTCCAGCCGCCAGCCGCAAGAAGGCAAAGCGGAAGAAGTAGCGTTTCCACGGAGAAAACGCCCACCAGAAAATCCGATTCATGCCCTTGACGCCTAACTGACGATAGCCTAGAGTACGTCAGTCGGGCACATGAGACCTGACGCAACGCCAGCCGGGAGACGAGACAATGGAAACGATCACGCTGAACAATCGGAAGTACCGGGTTGCCGAAGAGCTTGGCGTTGGCGTGAACGTCGCCCGTGAACTTGGCATCATTCGCCAGTGCATCATCGAGGGCGTGAAGGGTTCGACCCTGCTTTTCCAAGTGTTCGCAGACGGCACACGCCGCACGATCAACGCCGTCGGCAGCCGCGTGACCTACTACCGCTAACCGCCGCACAAGGGTGGGGCCACCCGGCCTGCCGACAGCCGCGAAACGGGTGGCATCCTTTCACGCCAAGGAGGGCACGACGATGAACTACGACGCCACGATCCGAGCCCTAGTGCTGGTCCGCCTGGGCCAGGAGCTCGGCAGCGACTCGACGCTGGCACGGTTGGTCCACGATGCGATCACGCTCGTGCTCACACTGGCCGGTATTCTCGGTTGACTAACTGACGCTATCCGCTAGCCTAACTGACGCTAACGCCACGCCTGAAAAAATCCTGAAAGTGAACGCTTGACGAGCAACTGAACGTCGGTACATTCGCCCCGAAAATGGAAAGGAAATCCCCCATGATGACCACAGATCCCCACCAAAACGAGTACTTCGCGGCCGTCGCCGGCATGGAAGAAACCTACGGCAAGCGTTCGCTGGGCCGCGGCGCGATCCACAACGGACGCCTAGTCACGGTGTTCGGCGTTGGCGACTGGGTGACGGCGCGGCTTCCCGATGGCAGCCAACGTCAGGTATGCGTCATCGAGGTGCTCACGGATGACGGCGAGGACTCTGAGTACCACGTCGCGTGCCATGTGCCGGGGCGCGGTCGGCAGCACTACGCGATCAAGAACCGCGACGTGCTGATTTTCTGATTTTCGCCGGGGGATTCGGCATGGGGATTG